GAGACATTCGTGAAACACCAGCTCTTGATTCTCTAACACTGTCTATGTATTCCAGCATCTGGAATGTGTAGGGTTCAAGGGCGGGAGTAGCCAGAGGCGTGACGGCGTTGGGGGATTTGACTCTGACCACCCCACCCGGCCTCTGTGTAAGCAAGTCGTCTAAATTCGCTTGGCCTTCAAGGACTGCGTACCTACCAAAGTTCTGGTTGTACATATTGTCCATGAGGTTACGCATCAAGGTACTCTTGATTAGCTGCAAATCCATAACAAGATCAGCAACAGACAGTCCGTAGAACTTGTGCGGTATCTTTACAGGGGTCAGGGAAACAAACGGGATTTTATCAATCTCTTCATTAGACAGAACCTTGGAGCCAACGGTGCAAACTTTTCTCAGCTCAGTAATCCCATCGCCATCCCAATCTGTCTTTAGGAAAGATTCGTGGAGCCAGTATGTTCTTAAACCCTCCTCCTCTACATCTGTATCTCCCCAACCCTCCCAATATTGAGCCGATTTGTCATAAGCATATCTCTCAAGCCTCTCCCCAGAAAAAGCCATCAAGTCTTCATCGCCACCACCCAACTCTGCGGGGTCAAGGTCTTCATCGGGATACATCTCTTTTAGCTCAGATAGGGTCTTCAGAACCCGATGACAAACAAATCTCGCTTCCTGTATATTCTTAGATTCTCTCGCTATCAAAAATTCTGACGGCGGAACATTCTCTATTTTTATTCTCCCGTCATAACTCTTGCGCTTTATAACAATGTCATGGTAGGGTGGCTCACCCTCCTGCTGATGCTGGGTGTGTTCAACCACCTCAACCTCGTCATCGGAGATAAGAACCATTAAACCGTTTTCGTCTAGGTTCCGGTATTCTTCTCTTTCTTCATTCTCATACTCATCCCACCAGACTTTAACGATTCCGTTTTTAGATAAAAGTGCATCCGTGAACCAAGAGTATAATATCTCCCAACCCGGATTGTCTTTTGTAAAAACGTAATTAACGTAGTCTGTAGCCTGTTCAGCCATCTGTACGTCTTCTGGGCCGTGGGGAGTGAATTTAACCATTTCATCCCCGGATGCAAATACACGCATTAATGAGGGCTTAATCCACTCTATTGTGTCTTGAACTGTGGTGTCAACATACTGACTTCTGCCTTCAACCTCATTACCGAAAGGAAGGCCATAGTAGTATTGCATGGCCTGCTCTCTCTGTTGAGAGATAGTGTCACCCATATACCCAAGCGCACCGGTGATTTCTCCCCGGATTCTTGTGATCAGTTCTTGTTCACTAATTTTTTCTTTTGCCATTAAACTATTCCATAGTTCCTATATTCTACGTCTGCTGTCCATGAGGGGTCTTCCCCTGCTAAAGCATGACGCTGGGATTGAAACGCATATCGAGTTGCACTCAAAAGGTCATCCCGTATGGGAACCACCTTTCCATCTTTTCTGTGATACATCCTAAACTCCTCAAACCAATCTCCCAGAGTATTGAATACCTTAAACTTACCGGCCTCTATACTTTGCAACATAGCCATCAAACCCTCTTCTATTGAGTTTGATCCTTTGTTAGCCCCTAATGCCGGGGGATTGGTGAAATGCTCCAGCAGGAAATTACATCCTAAGTTCCTGTACTGGTCAGCTAATCCGGGGTTTCCCATGCTATCCCTGCGATTTCCGTCATGCGGGTAGGCTATGGGAATAAAATGCGGCCTCATTTTAATGTTGGTCGCATGAACCGCTGGACTCGCTTTGGAGGCTCTGTAGCAATCGTAGATGTAAAATGTTTCACTCTCGTTATCTACAGCGCACCAAACCATTGCTGTTGGGTGATCCCAACCAAAATCTATTGCAGCTATTCTAGGCCAATGATCTTCTAACTTTATTGGCTCAATCATTATATCTTCTTCTGAGACAGGGAAGACAAGGCCAGAGCCGATAGAGGGTCTTCCGTATCTACGCATCTCCCTCTCATGTGGGGAGTATGCTGAGAGAATCTGGGTCATTACCGTTTCAGATAGATGCCCCGGCGCACCATTCATGGACATGATCCTCTCAGAGGCGTCATCCCATGTCGCGTTGGTCAGGGATTGTCCCGGCTGTATCCGGTTCATAAACGAGGCAACCGTTTCAGTCATCCCGTTTTCAGGGGTAAACGTCATGTAGACCATCCCCCTCCTATCCAATGTCCTAGTCACAGCCTGTGAGTACAGTTCTCTGCTTGGCTCCTCGTCTAACCACACACAGTCAACAGAGCGTCCCTGCCATTTCTCAACACCCATCTCATAGGCTTTGAAGAATAAAGAAGAGTTCCCACCGCTAACGTGTTTAATCAGGGCTACTGATTTAGCGTTAGGAACACCCGGTTTGCGTTCAGTTTTGATTATTGATTTTTTAGGTATTGATCCTGAACCAAAGGCTTCCGGGTCATCTGGGGAACCCAATAACTCCGCCTGTACAATATCGCGGGTTGTTTCATTTGATACACCACCGGCCCAAGCTGTAATAGGTTGCGTGTATCTACGCCCCTTCCACCACTTCGGGTATAAGCCGGTAAGGTGGTAAGAGACTTCAGCCGCGCCGCAATAGGACTTGCCTATTCGGTTAGCTGCCATCAGTAGTCGCTGGTTACAATCAGCCCCGGTTTCGTGAAACGCTAGTTGGTAGGGGTAGGGATCATAGAAATCAATCTTGTTGAACCTCTCCCTCTGCCTGATCTCTCTAGCTATTTCTACCGCTTGTTCTAACTCTGCTCTTGTATGCGCTCTCTCAATATCCTTGCTCAGATACTTCAACCCCGCTTGCTGTTTTTCTTAGCTAGATAAGCCTTGTATGCTCTTTTACAGGATGCTAAAGTTTTATGCACCCCACCACCGAAACTCCAACCACCTTTTACTTTTTTGATTGGCATCAGTTGACCAGTTCTGGAATTTCCGATATGGAGCTAGACCCGGTTAGAGCCTCCAGTTCTCTCTTGAGTTCATCAGTAGATGCAGTCTCCACATGGGAAATTTCTGTTTGGACCTTCTCAGTCGGTTTAAGACCGGCCCTGTCCAGTATATCCTTTACTGCCCCAAGTCGCACAGACTCGCTCTCAGCGCCTTCTGAGAGGGTTCTGAGCTGGGTTAAGGCTCCGGGTACGCAATCCATTATCATCTTCTTGGTGCGTTCCTCAATCTCACTCCCATACCTATTCTTGAGTTCATGGCCCCTTTGTTTGGGATGAGCGTATCCAGCCACTTCGGCTGCTTTAGTAGCATTACCCGAAAGGCAGTACTGTTCTATGAATTTCTCTTGTTGATTAGTACGCAAGTAAACCTCTTCTTTTTCGTTTATCTTCTGCAAGTAATCCTTGCATTACAGGGGTATAGGCAGTTTCAAGCCCACGCCCAACCTTAAATGATGTAGAGGGTTCATCACTAAATTTTTTAGACATCTCCTCTCTGATAACCCCTCTCTTAGAAACACCTTTGTCAAGGTCAGGCAATAACCTCCCAACTGGTTGAGGCTCTATAACTGAAGACTTTGGCGCCCCTTTCTTCATACTAAAATTAACTGTATCAAGAACAACAAACCTATTTTTAGCCCCTATGTCAGCAATCTTATCAAGAACCTTGTTTCCACCCAACTTATAGTGGTCATAATTAAGAAGCATTCCTGTTCCGGTTTTCGGGTCTATTACAAACCTATGGTTCATGGTTGCCAGCAATCTATCTGGGGTTAGGGCAGATGTTCCAAAACTTATAAAACCATCTTGCTCAAGAATGTTTCTTCTTAATGAATTAATATCATGGAATCCAATCTTTCCACCATCACCCGCCGCTCTTTTCATAGCGTTTAATTCTTCAGCTTTTGCTAATAAAGAATCTTTTGTAATTGGAGTTCTTGAACTATTCAACTCTCCCCATATCTCATGTAGAGATGAATATGCATTTTGCTGTATGCCTGTTTTTTTGTCTATCTTAGCCGCCATTGGTGACCAATCCGGAAGATGGCTTTTCCAACCTTCTCTAGGTTTGCCAACCCTACTTGCTATTGCCGCACTCTTTACGCCGGCACCGGAACCACCTTCTAATGGTTTTGTCACCCAGTTTACATTCTTTCCCTTTACATCAAGGTGCTTGCCTATAAATGGAATAACGTGCATCAAAGCCGCATCAGGAATCACACCACCAACAACATCCCTTATTATTCCGGGGTTATCCATAACCTCTTTAAATGTGGCGTTTCTAGAGGTGGGCAAAATATGCTGTACTAAGCCCTCTTCAAGTCTTTTTAATCTTGCGCTACCGGGATTATAGGTTCTCTCAGTAGCCATGATCTTGGATATTTCATTGAAATATTCATTCCATGCAGTTTCTATTACGGAGTCTGCCTGTTTCTTAGAACTCCATATATTTCCAGTTTCAGTACCCTCCGCTTTCAGCTCTTTATTAGCCAGCTTTCTAGCACTTTGTCGGGTCATCCCCTTATCCATATAAAAAGATGCTGACTTATCCTTAGTGGCTAACCTAGTAGCCAACTCAGGTGTCATCGCCATACTCTGGTAGTATTCTATTCTTGGCTCTAAAGCCTTGTTAAAAGATTCTAAATGTTTGGCTGACGAGAGTTTTTCAGAATCCATAACACCCTCTAACCTTTTAAGCTCTTTTACAGTTAATGGGTTTAACCCGTAAGTCTCTGAGAGGTAAGCACTTTTAGGGGTGAGGAAGTTTTTAAGTTTTGATCCTGCAACCTCAAGAGGCATCATACCTATTTGGGCATATTTACCACCCCCATACCAAGGAATATCCAATCCAGATTTACCAGCTCTCTGCAATCTGCCAAGATACATATCGCCAGCTACAGTACCCATACCAGCTTTAGCCGCAGATGTCATTCCCCTAGCAATTCTAGTGGGTGGCAAAACGGACATAGCCCCATATAAGGTCTGATCCCAAAGATTAGACGCATATGGGTGTTCACCCGGAACAAAATCAAGCGCCTTTGGTACAGCACCAGACAAATACCTCATTCCCTTATCTATAGCCCCGCCAACTTCACCTACAGTTTCGGAATATTCTTGTCCAGCTTCCGTTTTGGGGGTATAAGTAAGGAAATCTACAGCATCCTTCACTAGATCAGTCTGTTCCCTCTCCCCTAATCCGGGGTATTTTTCCCTCTGCTCTTCGCTACCCCTGCCTAACAGGGTATCATAAACTGCTCCGGGGGCTTGAACCAACATCCCCAACAAACCACCACCCAATTGTAACCCAACCTCTCCAACTCCGTAGGCAGAATCAAGGGCGTCATCAAACAACCCATATTTCTTCTTTTTCTTTGCCATATTAGAGAGTGCTTATGAAGTAGATATTTACCATTTGGTGTAGGGATACAATATATATTATATTAAAATTACTGAAGGGGGGCCGTAGGCCCAGTTCAGTAGGGGACTATTCTTTAGGGGAGACCGCCGCCAGCAACAGTATACCGCCGCATACCGCCCTATACCGCCCTAATCTTACTTAACATAACGTTTAATTATGCGAACACTACTATCATTGTGGGTTTAGGAACTAGGGCAGTAACCAAAACCATAGAGCATGAACACCATAGCGGGTGGTGTGAGTGTGGGGGTAATACATCTATTCACCCCCATACCCGTCCACTACTCGATTAGTTGTTGACACCAATACTCAGTAGTGTATATTCCACATACCGACCCACTGCTATGGAATATCAGATATGGAAACATTACTACATATACTAGCTTTAGCCGTCACTATCCCTATTGGTCTGTACATTATATGGATAGTCTTAATTGCTGTAGTCATACCCTTTTTAAGGATTAAATAACATGGATAATTGCGAACATTGTAATGAGACACTATTAATGGGTGTTGATCACTGGTGTCGCTGTACTGACTGTGGCGCTGAATTGCCCAATACGGACTATGACGGGCAATGTGAGCGATGTTATACCGCTGAATGGCAGATGGAGTGCAATGCTGGCCGTATGGAGCAACAATGGCACAATGACCATTAGTGATTAGTGGCTAGCGTCACAGTGTGGCGTTAGACAGTATTCACTACAATTGGAGCATAATATGGCATTACACATATCTAAAATGTCTGGGAAGCTAGCCGGCATACCGGCATTCAATACAAACACCACTAGCAATGAGTTTTGTATCCGGCAAAAGGATACAGATACCATATGCGGAAAGTGCTATTCTCACCGTATGCTAGCCACCTACCGGAAGTCGTGTATTCCGGC